ACTACGGTCAGGAGAAGAAGGTCATCGAAGGTGGCGAGCCTGACCTGATTTGGTGCGACGAGTTGGTGCCGCAGGACTGGATTGAGACCCTCCGTTACCGATTGGTGACTCGCTCGGGTAAGATGATTCTCACCTTCACCCCAATCACCGGATTCACGCCCGTGGTCAAAGACTACGTGGCAGGGTGCCGAATCAAGAAGTCCCTGTTCGCCGACCTGTTGCCCGACACGCAGAACGTTCCGGGCATCCCCAAGGGCCACATGCCGTACATCGCCGACTGCTCCAAGGGCTCGGCCAGCGTCATCTGGTTCCACTCCATCCTCAATCGCTACTCCCCGTTCGACCAAATTAAGTTGGCACTACGCGGCCGAGGCCCGTACGAGGTGAAGATTCGTGCTTATGGTTGGGCCGAGTCTTTGGCTGGCTCGCAGTTCCCACGTTTCGGAGAGCCAAACATTATTTCAGCCGACCAAGTTCCCAAGGATGGAACCAACTACATGGCGGTGGACCCCGCTGGCTCCCGCAACTGGTTCATGGTGTGGATGCGTGTGGACAAGGACGGCAACAAGTACGTCTACCGCGAGTGGCCAGACATCAGCATGGGCGAGTGGGCTTTGCCGTCCGAGAAGCCCGACGGTCGTCCCGGCCCCGCCCAGAAGCAGGGTGCTGGCATGGGCCTCACCGAAATCAAGGACCACATCAAGGACTTGGAGGGTAAGGAGGAAATCGCCGAGAGATTCATCGACCCTAGGGCCGCTGGCTCCCCGGTCATCAACAAGGAGGGCGGCACCACTTTGCTTCAACTGCTGGACGAGGAGCCCAACGCCATGTACTTCACGCCTGCCGCAGGTCTCAGGCTTGAGGAAGGCATCTCCATCATCAATGATTGGTTCTCCTACGACCAGAACCAGCCCATCTCGACGGTCAACCAACCTAAACTTTTCATCTCCGAGGACTGCAAGAACCTGATGTGGTGCCTGCGTGAGTGGACCGGTGCTGACGGCGAAAAGGGCTCCAGCAAGGACCCTATTGACGCACTACGCTACATCGCCGTCATGCAACCAGACTTCGCCGACAACCAGACCAACAAACCTCTGTTCGGAGGCTCCTATTGACATGAACCAGACACCACCACTCCTCAGGCTCGCGGAGGCATCGCGGCACTTCGGTCTGTCCAAGACCACCCTCATCAGGCTCCGCAAGCAGGGAGTCCTGAGAATCTTCAAGACCCAAGGCGGTCAGAACATGTTCTACCGCGACGACATCAAAGCATTTCTTTCCAACAATTCCACCCCTTCCAACAATGAGCACGTTCAATAAGAGAGACGGTTTCAAGGACCCTCTCGTTTACCACGAAAAGAAGCCTGACATCGTTAACCTGCTGGTCGAGTACCAGCGGTCCGCGTACCACGGCACCATGGTCAACAAGATGGTCTGGGCCGATGACGTCAGGCTGGCCCGTTGGGCCGGGCAGACCGACGACGGCAAGAAGCACTCTTGGGCCAGACCCAACGGCGACCCAGCCTTCCCCTTCGAGGGTGCCTCCGACGTCCGCGTCCGCCTCATCGACCGCCTCATCAGGGACCAGAAGGCCCTGCTGATGACCGCTTTCAACTCCAGCACCTTGAAGGTCGGTGGCACTGAAATCGGCGACACGCTGGCCGCTTCGTCCGCCACCAGCCTGATGCGTTGGCTGGTCGAGACCAAGTTGAAGTCCGAGTTCCACCGCGAAGCCGAACTGGTGGCCGACTACATGCTTACCTACGGCTGGTCCTGTGCCCAGATTACTTGGGACCGCCAGATTGGCCTCCGTCGCCAGACCATGACCATGGAGGAGTTGTACGCCGTCGCCGAGCAGGAAAAGGCCATGGGCATGAACAACGCCGAGATGCTTATCCAAGCCATCGCCAACCCGTCCAAGGAGGACTACGCGGTCGAATTGGCCCGCCAGCAGTTGCCGCAGATGAAGGTGAAGCAACTCCGCAAGTTCGTCAGGGACATGCGTGAAATCGGCTCCGGCGAACTGGAGGAGGTCTACATCCAGAAGAACCTTCCTAAGATTACGGCCCTGAAGCCGTTCGACGAAGTGTGCTTCCCGCCGGAGACCAGCGACCTTCAGCAGGCCAGAGTCATCTTCCGTCGCCAGTACATGACCGAAGTCGAACTGCGTTCGATGATTAAGAACGCTAACTGGGACCCGGCGTTTGTCGAGGCCGCGGCCAAGACCATCGGCAACCACTACTACTTCAACGACCCGAACCTCATCCCGACCACCACGGCGTTGAACTCCAACATCCAGCGTGGCGACAACCTCATCGAGGTGGTCTGGGCCTACTACCGCCAGTTGGATGAGGCTGACATCCCGTCCATCTACTACACCGTGTTCTCGCCTCAGGTCGGCAACGAGATGTACGCCATCCAAGAGATGCTTAACTACGCCCACGGCGAGTATCCCTTCATCCCGATTCGGTTCGAGATGTCCCGCCGTCAGGTCACGGAGAGCCGCGGCATCCCTGAAATCAGCAAGACCGAGCAGGATGAGGTCAAGGCCCAGCACGACGCCTTCCGCGACCGCACGGCCCTCGAAATCATGCCGCCCGTCAAGGTAGTCAAGCGGGTCGGTGCCCTGAACCGCATCGCACCGGGTCAGGTCCTGCCAGTCTCCACCAAGGATGACTACACTTGGATGGAGCCCCCTTCTGGCAAGGCCGAGTACGCCATCTCGATTATCCGTCAAATCGAGGTCAACCTCGGCAACTTCTACGGCTTCATCGTCGGCGAGGAAATCGACCCGAACAAGGTCCGCATGCTCCAGCAGTTGCAGGTCAACAACTGGCTCCAGTTCTGGACTCAGGTCTACAAGCAGATGTTCTCGCTGTGCCTGCAATTCATGCCCGAGGAGGAGGTGACTCGCATTACCAACGCCCCGCTCAAGCAGAACATGTCCGACATCCACAGCCAGTACGACTTCAACGTACGCTTCGACGTCAGGGACACTGACCCTGAGTTCGTCATGGAGAAACTGAAGGCCATCGTCGAAACCGTCGTCCCGCTGGACAGCGGCGGCGTCATCGACCGCAACAAGTTGGTCAAGTTGGTCGTCGAGGCTATCAGCCCGGATGCGGCCCGCGAACTTGTCATCGACCAGACCACCGCCTCCCAGAAACTGTACAAGGACGTCATCAACGACGTCGGCATGATGATGCTTGGCAACGAAGCCCTGTACGTCGAGAACGACCCTACCGCCGAAACGAAGATGCAGTACCTTCAGGAGATTCTCCAGAAGAACCCGAAAGCCGCCGCCGCGGCCCAAGGCGACAGAATCTTCCAAATCCTGCTGGAGAACTACACCAAGAATCTCCAGATGTCGGTCGAACAGCAGAAGAACAAGCAAATCGGCCGCATCGGCGTCACTCCTGCCTCCGAGCAGATTCAGGGAGAGATGCAGGAAGCCCAAGCGGAGCAGGCTCAGCAGGCTCCGATGCCAGAGGAACAGGCACCCGGCGGCGTCCCGCAACCGGGAATGGGCACAGGTATGCTTTAATCCATGGAAATCGACCAAAACACACGGGCGTTCGGCTTCGTCAACAAGGACGCGGAGGAGGTGTACAACGCCATTCTCGTCCTTTTAGACGCCGAATTCCAAAACTGCCTAGTCACCGTCATGAATCCCAAGGTCGTCGGCGAAGAAAAAGCCTTCGCCGCGGGCCAAATCACCGCCTACAACGACGCGTTGCGTCTTTTTCAGGCAAACCGTGAGTTCATGACGAAGGTGCGAACGGGAGAAAAGCATGCCAAACCAGACCAAAGCGATGGTCAGGGGGTCATCTGACTTGCTAACGACACCACACGGACGATTTTCGGACTACTTCTGCGTGCTAAGTAACGCTGACTATGGAACCAGACTCCAACATCCCGTCTAACGACGAACAACTCGGTCTTGAGCCCGAGGCTAATCAACTCATGGCCCAACCAAGCGAGCGTGCCGACCTCGCTGATGATGAAAAACTCACCCAATTCTTTGGGAGAGCACTTGCTGACGGTCAGCAGGAAGCAGTTGAGCCCGCTGTTGAACAGGCTCAGGCCGAGGAGGACCTTTCAGATGGGTCCGAGACCGAGCCAGAACCCCAGAATGAGGAAACTCACGGGGAGGAGCAGTATCAGGAGGAGCCGAAGGCGTCGAAAGGCGTCGACAAGCGAATCTCGAAACTGACCGCTCAGCGTAAAGAGGCTGAGGAACGTGCGAAGAAGTTGGAAGCAGAACTCGAAACGCTCAAGCGTCAAAAGGCCGCTCCCAGAAACGAGGCCAACCCTTTCAGTGCCTTTGATTCTGAGGAGAAAATTCAGGCCGAGTACGAGCGTCAGAAGGAAATCCGACTTTTCTGCGAACGTTACCCAGACGGGTACTACGAGGACGGCAAGGAGCCCATCTCGAAAGAGCAGATTGCCAAGGCTAAGGTCACGGCAATCAAGGCTGTCGAGGATTTCCTGCCAGAGCAGTTGGATTACGTGACCAAGAGCAAGGCCTTCCGGGCCACGGCTCGCAAGGAGTTCCCTTGGCTGGACAACGACACCGACAAGCGGGCCATCATGGCCAAGCGTTTCGTCGAGGCCGTCCCAGAACTCAAGAGATTCCCGGATTACGAAATCTACGCCGCCCACCTCGCCAACGGTATGGTGTCCTATCAGCAGCAGAAAGCCGCCGCTAGACAGGGTATCGCACCGCAGAGAGTACCGGTCCAGCCGACCAGCAACGTGATGCCAAGCCCTGCGGCCCAGAAGGCCAACGGCAACGTGGCAAAGCAAGCCGCGGAACGCTACAAGCGGACTTCTTCCCTCGACGACCTGTCCGAGGTGTTCAGAAACAAGTTCATCTGAGCCCAAATCATCATCACTATGGCCTCCCTATTCGAGTCCCAGTTCCAGAATCAGCGTCCCTTGCAGGGTGCCCGCGTGGGTATCCG